CATGGCACTTTTTGCACAGTACACCAAACCAGGAGTTTACACAAGAGAGACCGTAAGCAACCCCGGTACTATTCTATTCGGGAACTTGAGAATTCCTGTCTTTGTTGGAGAAGGTGCTGAACAGCTTACAGTTAGCAATCAATCTCTACATCGTGGGTCAAGCGCAGTAGCCGATGACTTGGTTGTAAATGAGAATCTTTCTTCTCAGTTTTATGACAATAGTGGCAATGCTCTTCCCCCCAAGAGACAGTTCGCTCTCTCCTATTTCCCTGTAGTCAAGGGTGATGGAACTGGAACTACAACTTCTACTACTACGGATATCACTGTTCTTGCTAATGGTGTTCCTGTGGTAATTACCGCTTTAGACGGAACTACTGGTGTCTTCCAGACTCAGGATTTGTATGTTGCTGGTACCTCCCTAACCGCTACTTACAACTTCAAACGTAAGGATACCGCTTTCTCTGATAATGTATCCAATCAGGTTCCCGCCTTCGCTACTTGGACTGCACAAGCCAATTTGGTCTTGTCTCTAAGCAACCCAGGCGCTTTGGGCAACAATGTTAGCCTAGCTCTAACCAAGGTAACTCCTACTACTGATTCCTTAGCGGTATCCGGAATCGGTTCTGATGCTATCTCTATCGAACTCCAACAGATGCCTAAGAGCATTGCTGTTGGAATTGCAATTTCCTCTAACTCTGGGGCTAAGACTTTCACTCGCGCTTCTGGTTCTTGGATTACTGATGGTGTCAAAATTGGTGATTCTGTTATCCTAGCAAATTTCGGAGGAACTCAGGCTCCAAATGATGGAACTTTCACTGTCACTGTTGTTGATCCAGGCGGATTGGTCATCACTGTCTCTCAAGCAGTTTCAACTGCCGGGGCTGACAGCACTGGAACCGTAACCCTAGTTGCTCTAAGAACTCTCAACCAGCTAAGCAATTTAATCGCTTCTGGTATTGCTACCGCTGATGGTGGTAACCTAGTGGTTACTTCTATTGCCACTGGTCACGGTGGAGATGGTGCTGTTGCTGTTGGAGCCACAACTTTTGCTGGTGGTGCTGGACCTTCCTCAAATGTAACTTTCCAAGTTACTCAGTTCCCAATCGTAGATGGAACTAATGGTGGAGTAGTCACTTCTGACCCAACTAAAGTATCGGTTACCGTTAATAGCGTCAAGGTTCAAGTTCAGGCTGTCGATGGACCTAACGGTCTAGTCACCCTAGCCAACCCTGTAACCTTTGGCCAGACTGTCATTATCAGCTACTACGCTAACAACTATCAAGATACCTATGATCTTCTACCTTCTAGCAATGTTTCCTCTATCTCTATGGTGGGTTACGGTCCTGATCGTGCTGACTTCATCGAAGGACAGGACTACGTTCTAGAGACTCTACCTAATGGTGATTCTGCCATTCTATGGGGTGCTTCGGTAACTGATGCTACTGGTCAATGGACCGCTGGCTACACTCCTTTTGACGCTTCTCATGTTGTTGCTTCAATGGTTGATGAAAAGGTCTACTTACAGCAAGCAAGTGGCGTTGTAAATGGCAAAAATGCTGTCTTCACTCTACCTGATGTCCCCACCGATAGCTCCGGTCTAGATCGTGCTACTAACAATCCTGCTCTAGTCCAGGTTTATGTGGGAACCTCCCCCGCTGCTGCCTTGGCTGCTGGCGCGGTAAGAGTCATCCAGGTCATTGGTAATTCGGCCACTGTCAAACTATACAATCCTCCAACCTCTGGAAATGTATATGCTTCTTACTATCGCAATGTAATCAACGATCACACCTTTACTCTAGCCGTTAAAACTGCTGGTGTAACTGGACAAGGAACTTACACTATCTCTAATGAAACTGGAGCTATTATTCCTCCAGTTACCGTAGGAACCTCTGCCGTATACGAAAGCAATTTTGCCACTACAGGAATTGTTTGGCCCGTAGCAAATGGTCTATCTATTCCTGACCTATTCACTGTCGCCAGCAAATCTCCTGATGAAACTATCACTGTCACTTTCCAAAATGATAGCCTAGCCTATACCACTCAGTTAGCTGCTCAAGCCTCTGCTGTTGGAGTTGGTAGCTCTGCAAATGCTGGACTACTATTCACTGCTCAAACTCCTGGTTCTTTCGCTAACGGATTCACTGTTCAGCTTGTATCTGCCGCTGGTGCTGATGGAGCCGCCGCTCTAGTTGTGACTGGAAATAATGCTCTAACCATCAACATTGTAAAAGGTGATAGCTCTACTAGAACCCTACAAGATGTAATCACCCTCCTAACTACTTATGCTGTTGATACAGTTCTAGGAACTTCTCCTACTACTCAGATCATTGCTTCTTTGGTTCCTGGTTCCGGTATTCCTTCTTCCACTCAGGTAACTGTTGGTGGTGTGGCTACCCTAGCCGGTGGACAGAACCTAGCTACTACCCCTTATGCTAATCGCTACAAGGTAACTTCTTCCAGAACCTCTGGACAAGTCCTAGCAGATGGCTTCTCCCTAACTGGTGGTGCTACTACTCCAGCTTATGCTAACTGGTCTGGTGGTGGAACCCCTGTAGGAACTTCTGGCTACTTAAACCAGACTTACATTGATGCTGGAACTGGTGTCAAGTTCACTCTAGTCAATCCTCTAGATGCTCTAAACTTTGGCTACACTGTCCTACCCTCTCCTTCTTATCACTATCGTCCAGGTGATACCCTCACCTTCATCGTTAGTAAAGCTGCTGGTCGCGTGACTTCAGTTGTTCCAACAATCGCTATGCCAGGATTGAAGGTTGAAGTTGTCTCAACCTACGGAATGAGAGATTCTGGCGGAGGTTCAGTTAACCCTGATACCAACATCATCACCACTTACAACAAGTCTGGCAATACCCCCGCTGTTGGTGATTTCTACTATGCCACCTACTCGGTAGCCAAGACCGCTGCTGATATGGCACTAAGACTCTACACTAACACTGCTGATGCTTACGCTGCTTATGGTCAGCCTACTCCTTCTAATAAGCTCTCTCTAGCTGCCATGCTTTATGTGCAGAATGGTGGACAAATCTTTGCCTGCTTGCAGGTTCCAACTGATACCGGTCTAACCACCGCTTCTGATGAAACCTACATGTCCGCTATCGCTTCTCTAGCTGCTCCCCTACCCGGAAGCAATCGCAAGTGCGATATGATTCAGCCCCTAACTTCTTCTCCTGTGGTTATTCAGTATCTAAACCGCTACCTCATCACTCAGGCCGCTCAACGTAATTCCGGTGAAGCTACCTCAGTCTATGGTTTCAGTTTCTACGATACCCCCGATACCATGAGATCATCTGCTCGTTCCATCGCTTCTGACAGAATGACTGCAATGGGTGTTACCGGAGCCCTAATCTCCCTAACCACTGGTGGCAAGACTGCTCAGTACGCTGTTGGCGGAGAGTTCGTTGCCGCTGCCATGGCTGGTGCAATCATTAACCCCGCGATTGACGTAGCTACTACACTAACTCGTAGCAGCCTAGTTGGTTTCGATAGCTTAATTGCCTCCTACGATGAGCCCACCTTGGACCTAATGGCTGGTGACGGTATTACCTGCCTCTACAATAACAATGGTTCACTACAGATTCGTCACTGGGTAACCACTGATAATTCTTCAGTGCTAAAGAGAGAACCTACTAGCCGCTTGATTGTGGATTACACTCGCAAGCAGGTTCGTTCCGCTCTAGACCAGTTCATTGGCCGTAAGCTACTACAAACTGCCTTGAATTCTATCTCCATCGTAACTAGCTCTACCTTGGGAACCTTAGTTGCTAATGAAATCATCGAAGGCTACAAGAATCTAGTAGTCACTCCCGATGCCTCCGATCCTACGGTAGTTCATGTGGCCTTCACCTTAAAGCCCATCTTCTCCCTACTTTGGATTGATGTAGCTCTAACAATCACCACCAGCCTTTAATTGATAATGGGGGACTAAACCTCCCCCATTTTTTCCTTTGGATAAATAATGAAGATCCATCCAGTAGTACAACATCTAAACAATATTGTCACTGTCACCCTACAGCCTAGTTTTGTAGGAGATGTAACTGATGCTTCAGATAGACAAAGGATTGCTGCTTATGGTGATCCTATTGTCAATATGTCTGGCACCTTTACTGATTCTGTGTCCATGCAAACCTTTACTTTTTCAGTAGCCGGATCGACATATAATGTTGGAATCACAACTGCTCTATCTAGTAGTCCAGTTAGATTTATGTCTGCTCTTCCTGTTGCCCTTCCTGGTCAACCCGCTGTAGTTCAAGGAACTTTAGACTGCATTACTGGATCTACTGTTACTCCAGTTAACGCCGCCACTGCCTGGGCCGCTGAAATGGATACTCGTATTCAAGCCGCTATGACTTCTCTAAGAGCAATTACCCCTGCTCAGTTAACTCAACTTCCTGATGCAACAGCCTAAAGGTAACAAAATGAAATCTAACATGATGAGAAAAAGGGCTATAGCCGAAGTAGAATGTTCCGACTGTAAGGATAAAGGGATCATATGTGATAAACATAATCCTCAAGTCAAAGAACTGGATCTTCCTCAAAAAACTAGCAACCCCTCAAAAGAGTATGAAAAGGATAAAACTTATCAGGATAAGGAAGGCTCTTTGGAAAAAGAAGCCGATGTCAATGATACTGCAAAACAGATCCTTGATTATGTAAAAACAAAAAGAATGGCCCTAGCCGATTTGCTCAATAAGCGTGGCGAAAATGCTTTAGCAGCGAAAGTTGTTACCGATTTGCAGCAATCTGTTCCCGGTGCAACTAGATTAAATACAGGAATGCTAGCTGGAGTAATAGCAAAATATCTAGTTAACTTAACCCAAAAATCTTTAAATGAGAAGGTTGTAGCCCCATTTAGTGATAGCCAATTTCTTCAAGAAATTGCACCAATCGTAGAAAGAAAGCAATCTTCATTAGAAGAGCCACAGCATAAAGAGGAATTACCAATGGATAAACATTCAAAATTGAATCTCAAATTAGCCGCAGAAGGTGGAGCAGCCGAAGAGTCTGAATCTGAAGAACAAACTTCAGTCGATTCTGGTATAGTCTCTCTTCTAGAGGCTGCAAAAAATGAGTGGACCAATCTGGGCGATCCTGTCAATCCTGCAACATGGCCTAAGGAAGTAGAAAGGGCCATTCTAGCCCTCAATGAGTCTATTGTGAAGGCTATCCAGTCAACTCAGGATAAACTCGCTGAAGGCGACTTCTATTCCAAGAACGTAGATGAGGGTGTGGATTCTGTTGGTGGTGGAACCGGCCTTGATGATTTGAATATTGCCCCTGCCGAAGAGACCCCCAATAATGAGCTACCTCTGGAAGAAGCTCCTGTGGACAATAAAGCACTAATGAATGATAAGATGTCCTCTAAGACTGCCTCCTCTGAAATCACTTCTACTGAAACCAAAAAGGCTCTTAAATTCACTCAGGATCTAGGCGAAAAAGTTGCTGGAATTTTCTTCGATTATAAGAAAACCGTAGAAGTTGCTAATAACTCTGCTCTAGTTAAATCTGCTGGTGAAGATATGGTTCGTCTAAAAACGAAACTAGCTGAAGTAGAAAAAGTTCTAGACAAGCAACTTGACGTTCTAACCTTAGCTGAAGACTCCATTGAAGATGCTAAGAAACAGCAATCAAAGAAGTCTTCTAAAGAGTGCTGTGGAAAGTGTAAGAAAGACGAAAAATGCGAATGCACTTCTGGTGGCAAATGTGAATGTGTGAAAAAGGCTAGCAAATCAGTCAATTGTGAAGAGTGCAAGAAGCCCTTTAGCCCCAATAAGCCAGATCATAAAATTTGTCAACAATGCCATAAGTCAAAGAGCCAGAAAGAAGCTGCTTTCAAGGGCCAACCTGAATCTGTAAAGAACAAAGCTGAAGAGATTGTAAAAGAATTAAAGAAGAAGCCAGAGTTTAAGGGAGATGACCCAGACTATAATCCTTGGGCTGTTGCTTTAAGTCAAGCTAAAAAGACACTTGGAAAAGAATCATCAATGAAGTTTATGGGCCTATCTCTTGCCTCCGAAGAGTAATTTAAGGAAACAATATTTTAATCTCTTAGAAAGAGGAGTATAATTCAAATGGCCGACAACTATCTTTACCTTCAAGGAACTAGCGCACAAACTAAAACCGTAGTTTCGAGCAGGTTCAAAATTTTCTCCGGCATTGTTGATGTGGGTAAGTTTGTTAAAATGGGTGTAACTACCTCATTTAACGTTTCCGAAACCAAGAATGTCGATACTGTCCGTGGTCTAGGCTATGGTG